AAAGTAAAACTTTATCATCACTTAATACTATTATACCTGCGGTTTGTTTCATTTGTTATTATATTTATAAATATGTTTGTTAGAATAAATGATATCAACCTAAAAACTAAAACTTGTCTTACAAAAATAAGTAGAGAAGAGGGAATGATGAGAAAAACTTTCACCAATTTTGATGGAATGTTATTCTTTATGGGCTCGGGTAGTCATTGTATGTATATGAAAAATTGTATCATCCCTTTGGATATCATTTTTATAGATTCTAACCTTAACATAGTCGATATTTTTAATGACTGTGAGCCTTGTAAGACTGATAATTGTCCTAACTATTGTTCCTCAGGGGAATATGTACTTGAATTACCTGGTGGATTCTGTCAAAAAAACAACATAGTTGCCGGGGATGTTTGTTCCTTTGATATATAAATTATTTTGTTAAGGAACTCCTAAAAAAATATATTCGGGTTTCTTTTGGGTCTTATTGGTCTTATTTATATATCTTTGTAGGACTTAAACCAATAAACTTTTAAAACTATGAAAATGAAATTAAAGATTTTTTTGATTACGTTTCTTTTTTTGTTAACCTGTTCTTTGCTTTGTTGGAACATTTCTAATAAACCAAAATCCTTTAACGAAGAATTATATGAAATTGGGTCCAACGAATCCGCTCTACCTTGTGAAAGGATGTATTACCTCATTGAGACTTACTCTGACAGTTTCAGTGTTCCAAAGTATATTGCTTACGGTGTGGCGTATAAGGAAACAAGATATCGTGGTCCTTTGGATACTTTATACAATCCATTTCTTACCTCCCACGCTGGTGCTGTTGGAGCAATGCAAATTATGCCCCGATACGCATCATATTTTGCCGGTAGAAAAGTTACAAAAACAGAATTGATGCACGACTTAGAAACTAATGTTTGGTTATCTATGAAAATACTTTCCCAACACTATTCTAAATATAAAAATTGGGCAACTGCTTGTGGAGCTTACAATACAGGTCAACCTGTTCTAAACAAGTATGCAAAGTTTTGTGGAAATAATTTGAACTTCGTTAAACACTGGGTTAACCTTGATTCTTCGAAGACTCGATTTTTTCTTGCAGAACTCTAACAAATTCGTTCTGTAACATCTTTAAGAACTTAATGTAAGCAGAATCTTCTTTCTCGGGGTCATATTTGTATTTTCCTTGTGGTGGTCTCTTTCCTCTTCCAAAGAAGTTAAGACCAGATATATTGGTGATACACTTATGACCCCCACTGTTTGCCTGAATGATATCCCAAGCTGGAACAGTTATTTTATCAAGTATAGCCCATTCTTCTTCAGTTAAAGTCTCAGATGGTTTTTCCATCAAACTCTTAATTTCAACTAGGTACTTAGCACCACCTTCCATATCCAAAAACTTTTCTCCGTAGATTGCGGCGAAATCTTTAAACGTAAATCCTACTGATTCTTCACCTATCTTTCCTTCAGATACCCACTTGATTGTAGATAGTGGTACTTTTCTATCTTTTAGTTGTCCTTCCCATTTTGATAATACCTCTTGAGCAATTTCTCCAAGATTAACACCTTTTAATTCTCTTTCCTTTTTAAATGGATTACAAGAAGCTTGAAGGAGTCCAAGAGGCCATGCAATAACTAAGAAGTCAGCCTCAGGGTTGTTCTTAAATGGAGTATATCTATCATAAGAACCTGGTTTCATCATGCTACCACCACCATATTGAACTATGACATTACCTTTAACGTCAGGGTAGTCTTTCATTCTTTCGATATAGTCCGCTTTGTTTTTCTCTAATGACTCAATTGGTGCATAGTTTTGTTCCTCCATTATTTCTTTTATTTTAAGAAATAAATTAAGGAGGGATGGTTTCGCCTCAGCAACCAATCTTTCTAAGAAGTTTGGTTTGTTTTTAAAAGCAAGTAACAGTTTGTTTGTTACAAGTCCAAGTAACATTCTATTCTTTTTCGCAGATACATCTTTATCGAATTTATAAACATAGTTCATTACAGTCTCTGGTGTAATTTCGTTTTTGGCAAAATCAGCACTGTCAACCATTGAAATTGTTGCAACATCTTCTGTTGGGAATAAATCTGTCTTTGGTATAATCTGAGATAATGTCTCCACGTTTGACCTTGATTGTCTGAATGACTTAGAGCCAGTTTCTTCGGCTCCAGCTTGTCTATCGTGGTGGTCTGTATGAATAACGAACATCGGTTTACCGTGGGCAAAATCAACTAAAACCGGCATAACTTCACCTCTTGCATCAGGTTTCTTCACAGACCATTCTTTGTCTCCATATTGAATAACTTCAGTGTCAACCACATCAATTCCATTTGACTGTAGGTAGTCTCTCATTGCTATTGCCGTAGTTACACCGTCTAAGTCTTGGTGGAAATAAATTTTTGCCTTTTTGTACCTATCAGAGAGTTCTCTAATATTTCTAATACCAGATTCAGATATTAATTTTCTCATTCTAAAGTCAAAAGATATTTGAGTTTATTAAACCCATGCAACATTTCGTCTCTTAAATTTAAAAGGTCAGAATCTTCTTGTGGGTCGAATACCTCTGTCAGCTGAATTAAAAAAATACAAACTCCATCAACAAAACTTTGTACTGATATTTCAGATATGTCCTGTCCTTGTATTGTATAACCTCCTTGGTAGGATGGTCTTCCGTGTTTACCCATACAAGCTTCCACAAAATCATCGATAAGTTCATCTAAATCGCCATAGAGACCACCGTAAGCTTGGTGTTTGGCATAAGATTTTGTCTGCCAGTGTAAAAATTTTAGTTGGATTTGAGCCTCAACTAATTTTCTGATGATATCTGAATTTTCCATATTAATCAATTATTGTATCTAAATTTAATAAACTATTATATATCTTTTCCTTCCGCTTCGAAACAGTCGAGTTTTCCTTTACAATCTTCTGTGTTACACCTACATGTTCCGGCAACCATTTTAGTTTCATTTTTAATTTTCTTACAGAATAATAATTGAGTTAGGAGTGGACCTCCTTTTTGTTTTTTTATATGTTCTTTAACTTTTGTTTCTCCAACAACATAATTTTCATTTGGTAAAACATATTGACCACTTTCACAACTATCCCCAACTTTAGGTCGTTGCTGTTCATTCAAATAAGGTTTTGCATCACCAAGTTTTGTATTAATAAGTTTGTTAAAATTCTCAATTACGATTTTTTTTCCTCCTGAATGTTGTTCACGGATTCCGTTTTTTTCTTCGTCAGATAAATCATTCAATAAATGTTTCATAATATTTTTTTATATAAATATAACCCAAAACAAAAATGGAGGTCATTGACCCCCATTTTCAAATACTATTTCTTGTTGTTTCTTTTTATCCACAAAGGCTTGTATTCTTTCCCTAGCAATTTCTGTATAGTTTGGACTGAGTTCAATTCCAATCCATCTTCGGTCTAATATTTCAGCGGCTACGCAACTTGTTCCACTTCCATTAAATGGGTCAAGAACAATGTCATTCTTATAGGTTAGAATCTTAATTGCCTTGGTCGGAATATCCATTGAGAATGTTGCTTTAGTCATTGGTCTACTATCATTAAGATATTTCCACTGACCAAACACTAACTCCATAAACTCTCTCTTATCCTCTTCCTGATAAACAATTTTGTTCTTGAATGTTCCATCCTCTTGTTCTATTTGAGTTGGAACTCCTTTCCATTGTGGTTCTCCTTTTACCTTTTTAATGTGGTGTTTCTTGTAAGCAAGAATTACACATTCCTTTGGGTTATAAATATAAGGACTTGATGGACTCATCCAACTACCCCACGCAGTTGTCTTACTACGGTGTGGACTATCTTCCTCAAGGTCAACGATACCATAAAACTTAAACCCAATTTCTTTCATTACCTGATATACTTCAGAAACTAAGAATATTCTACCACCCTTTTCTTGACGATTAATCTCATAGGGAATGTTAAGAGCAATACGACCATCATCTTTCAATACCTTATACGCTTCTGTCATCCAGTCACGAGTAAAATCCAAGTACTGGTTAATTTCCATATCGTCATCGTGAACATCATAATTAATGTTAACTCCGTATGGCGGGGATGTAACAATTAAATCGACGAATGACTCAGGCATTTCTTTCATTACCTCAATACAGTCTCCGTTGATTACTTTATTTATATAGTTTTCAATCATATTCTTCATTATTATCGATGATATGTTTTTTCCACCACTTACTAAATTTTGTGTTAGGATATTTTTCAGTAAAAATTACAAGAATTATAAAGGATGGATAAAATAATATTGCAAATATAAATAACCACCAAATAAAAGTCATATTACTTCTCTAGATTTTTAATTTTTCTATCTAAGTACCAAGCCGCCTTTTTAAGGTCTTGTAATTCCTTGTCTGTATCTTTCTTACCAGCTCTTGCAACATACTTGACTACGTTGAATAGGTATGCGTCCTTATCGAGGTCCCAAGCCTCGCATACCTTCACAACTTCATATGTATTTTCTTCACCCCCATAATGGTCAGGATGATTTACCATTTCTTTATTCATAGTTTTTTTAATATTAGGGTAGTTGGTGTGCTGTTGGATTAATTTACACCATGGTTTAGATTAGGCCTCCAACTACCCTTTTTATTTTTGTTTGATTACGTAATAACCTTTTCCGTATTTACTTTCCTTAATTAAATCTTCTTCAACCATTTCATTAATAATTTTCATAGTTTGTTCCATTGGTAGTCTAACCAAATGTTTGGAAATGTAGGTTATATGAATTGGTCTTCTTAGCTTAGCTAATAGTGTTATTCTTGAGGAATTCATCTCTGAGCTCTTGGAACTTTTTTTCACTTTCTTCATCTTCAAAAATTAAGGAGTCTGCTCGCAAATATAATTCAATAATTCCCAAACACGAAGTTATTTCTTGGATAACTGTCTTTCCAACTATTTTTTTACTAAATCCCATTTTGTTTTAAGTTTTTTATAGTGTTTTTTTGTATTATGTAATTGAGTATTTTTCTTTTGAATGCCGGTAATAATGAAGATTCAAGTGGAAAATCATAAACTGCTTTCAACTCAAATATAGGTAATTTTTTATCTATATCAAAGTTAAAAACAAAATTATCTTCTGATTGTTTAACCACAATTACATTCATTTTAGTATCAATTGTCAGTCTTTCTTTCTTCTCTATTTGGTATTTCCAAACTTTTTTTCCAGTTTCAAAGTCTGAATAAAAATATCCAGTTAATTCTCCAATATTCTTTTCATTTTTAATAATCTTTAAACTAATTGAATCATATACAATGTTCCAAACCGCTTTCATCATATTGAAATAATCCAAGACTTTTTGACCTGAGAATTTTACAATCTCAGTAAATTCATCGTAATCTTTTTCGTCTATAATTGGAACTGGTTTGAATTTTAAATCTGAAATTAAAATCTCATCATCAACATTGAATAATTTCTTTTCAAAATATAGAGTTTTAAACTCACTCGATATTGATTGGAGATTTGCAAGGTGAATTGAAAGTTCTGTATAGGTTGGGTAGACTTCAAACTTGTCTATCTTTTTATCACAATGTTTTAAGAAATCCATTAACACATATTGTTTGTGTTCGAGGTCGATGGGTTGCATATAAATCCACTCTGGTCCCATTTTAAAAAGGGACTTTTCTTTCTTAACCCTATTTGTCTCAACATCATTCATTAGTTGTGTCTAAAAATGTAATATAGTTTGTCATTAAATCTTTCAGTGTCGTAACTTGAGTCATAGCTTGACATTTGACCATAATCCTCGTTATTAACAAGATACTCAACAAGACTATCTTTGTCAAGATAATCACCAATACTACTACCCATATTACTAAAATATTCATCGTAGTTGTTCATATAATAGTCAACCGTATCAGCTATCTTATATTCTATAGCCTCTTCTTTAAAATCACCTTCTGGTGAATCATTAATTTCTTCAATTTCAGATTCTATTTCTGAAATTCTATCTGTGGTTTCTTCATTTCCATCATTAAGTTCTTCAAGTTCGTCTTTTTCTCGCTCTAATCTTTGTATTTCTTCTTCTTGGGAACTACTTAATTCTCTGTCAGACTCATCAAGATATGACTCGGGATTATCTCTAATATCATTTTCATAAACATCTTCAATATCACTTCTTAATCTATCTTCATCCAAATTATCTTTAATTACCCATTCACTGAATCCTTCAACTCCAACATCATTAACATATTGTTCCCAATAATCTTCAAACGCCCTTTCAACTTCTCTTTCTGTTCCAATAAAATATTCTTCATTAAGTGACTCGGGGAGTTTTGATTGGAATGATGCAAGTCCATACATATTTCCATCAGGTATTAAATCATAAACATCACCAAATTTTCCATCGTTAAGTTCTTCAATTTCAGTTTCTACAGCGGCTATTTGACCTTCTAGTCTATCATATTCTTCACTATTATCATCAAGTTGAGCTTGCATCTGCTCAAGTTGTGATTTTCTATCTTCTAACTCATCAATCTTTTCTTGTAAATTTTCAGGTCTATCTTGTAGGTCGTCTCTACCTTTTAGGTATTCAAAAAGAGCTCGTGCTTTTGCATTATATCCATCAGTAATATCATCCCATTCTCCACTTTCTCTTCTTGACTGAGCTTTTGCTCTAATTTCAGCTTCTATTTTTGTAATTCTTATTCTATACATTTTAGAGTTATAGTCTCTAACATATCCGTGAGTTTTAACTCCCTCTAAAGAAGCAATTTCCGTATCAGAGATATCTAACCCTCCTGTTACTTCTATAATTGGTCCTAAATTTTTTACCTTCGGAAAGTCGGATAAATCAAGTTTCCCAACAACAACTAACTTTTTACCTCTATATGCGGGTACCTTTGATAATCCTTGTAGATTACCTGACATTATTTTCGCGTAATGATAAATGTCATCAGGAGTAACTTTTACTATATCGTCTCCTTCAGTTTCTTCTTTTAATATCTTATGGATAGTTTTAAGTAAGTTCATTAATCTTTTCTTTATAAATATACAAAAATAGATATACTATTTCCTTTTGAAAGGATAATTAAAATATTTATATAGTATGGACTCAGGAATTTACTTAATAAAAAATATTTTAGATGATAAAGTCTATATTGGCAGTTCTATAAATTTAAAGGATAGAAGATATAAACATTTTTGGATGTTGGAAAGGGGAATACACGATAATCAACATCTACAAAATTCTTACAATAAATTTGGTGAAGAAAACTTTAAATTTGAAATTTTAGAGAATTGTGAGTACGACTTATTAGTTGAAAAAGAAAATTATTATATTGAAAAATATAAATCAATTGATAGTGAATTTGGATTTAACCTTGCAAAGGTGACAGAATCAAGAAGAAATAATTTAAATGAGATTGTTAAAAAAAATTTATCAAAACACAATTTAAATAAAAATGGAAATTTTAATAAGTTCAGACTTATCGAAATAGAAACTGATAAAATAAATGAGTTTGATAACTTAGTAGATGCCGCAAACTATTTAATTGATAACGGGTTTTCAAAAGGAAAGAAACGTAGTGTTAGAATGAAATTATCTTCGAGCCTCAGAGGAGTGAAATTAAATAATGGGCACAAAGGTAGTATAAGAAAAACTTGTTATAAACACAAGTTTGAAATAATAAACTAAAATAAATAAATTGTCTATGTCTTGCGGATGCAAAAACAACCAACAAACACAGCCTGTTCAGCCACAAGGCCAACAAGCTCCACAACAGCAGAACGAGAACGTTCAACAAGCTGTTAACCAGACTATCGAGAAATACTACCAACAAAAAACAAAAGGTTAAACCTTTTGTTATATTTCAGACTAGTCAAAAAGAAAGAGGGATTATTCCCTCTTTTTTTATATTTATAAGTAATAAACCATTAAAAAATATAGTACTATGAAAAAAGGTGGTGGTTGTGGTTGTGGAAAGTAATTCCAAACACAAAATTTAATCTAGATTACTAAGGGGGAAAATTTCCCCCTTTTTTAATATTTATAAGTATGAATTTGAAAAAGAGTAATCTTAAAGAAACAATTATTAGAGTTTTACGTGAAGAAGAAGAAAAGAAAATGTCTCCGTCAGATTTAAAGGTTTTGAATATGATTAACAAAATCAATGATGGTGATATGGAACTTGATACAGTTGCAAGACTTTTTGGTTCACTTGAGTCATTTATTTCTTTTATTACTAAAAAGGGATTTTTGTATAATCTTGACCCATTCAAGCGTGAGTTTGAGGACATTCAAAATTTATTATTACATGCCTTTGCTCAAAATGACCCTGACTTTGTTTATTCAATTGCTTTAACTTATTTAAATGGTATTACCAAAATTGGTGAGGATTATTATTATGATGCTGATTATTCAGAACTTGAGGACTTATTCAGAACTAGAGATTTTAGAACAGGTACAATTGAAAGCATATTAAGTGGTGAGTATGACCCTTGGAGTTATGGAGGTTATGATACTGATGATGAGTATAATGATGTATATAGTAATTTAGACCACTACGCTAAAAGTGTTGTCGATGAATATATCGTCAATGAATTAAAATCGATGGGAACTCTGAAATTTTCTCAGTATAAGAGAACACCCGATTTATTTGAGGAGATTGCCGAAGAACAAGGAACTGAAAAGGAAATTAAATTAACAGATGAAGTAATAACTCGTTTGATGACCGACGAAAAAAGTTTAGAATACTTAATTAATAGAGAATTAGACGAATTTAGAGGTAATTTAAATAGTATTTATTCGACTTGTTATGGTGATATTTTAATTAGTCAATGGCATAACGAGTTATGGGGTGAACTTGTTGGTGTAGTTGTGGATAGTAAAGATGGTGAGGATTATTCATATCAAAAATCTGTTTGGCAAAAAGATGGAACAAGGGGAACTAAGACCGCTTATGGTCGAAGATACAAAGTAACCAAATGTTTAAAAGATATTATAACTGGATGGCTTAAAGAAAATAACTTTAAAAATGGTTACAATAATAATACAATAGAGTATTTTGGTAGTTACACATCATTAATAAAAGATGCAATGGAATATGGTCCAATGGATTGGCTTGATGTTCCAAGATTAGATGATTATCCTGATTGGAGTAAAATGAATAAGTGTATGAGTGAGAATGTGGAAAGTTATTTCTAAATTTCATTTATAGTCTCGATTTTCTTTATTAAAATTGTTTTATGAGAAGATACAAAACTAACTCGAGACAAGGTCTTTGCAATTTATTTGCCGAATACGTTTCAGAAGAAATAAGTCAAAATGGAAAATATGAGACAATGATTTCCGTTTCAGATTGTGACACATTAATCCTAATTAAAGGTTATACAAAAAGAGAGGACATTGTTGATGTTAAAGACATTGTTAACAAATTCATTTCAAAATACTGGTCCGAATTTTCATTTACAGACTTACAGAAGGTTAGTACTTTGGATATGATAACATTTGGTGAAGAAAAGAAGTTTAAAGAAAAAAGATTAAAATTTCATTTCGAGAGGGACGTTCAATTTCCAAAATTTGATATGAATGTGGTTAATACCCCGATTGTGTCTTCTGAGTTTCCTTATGGTTTTTCTAAGAACTATTTAAAGAATCTTTATTTCTATTTAGAACATATTATTTATAACGTACAGGACCATTTTGGATATACGTTCATTGAACTTACGGTAGAAGAAGATATTAGAGGAGGTGTTAAAATTGTTGATATTCTATCTAACTCAGTTTACCCACCTACCGTTCTAAAGTCCATAATCTATGATAATTTCGAAATGAATGTTTCAGAGATTAATGAATTAATTAAAGAACAGGACTTAGTAAGAGAACTCTCTTACTCTATACAAAATTCACCTTGGTTTATTATTAAAGAGAATTCGGAGTTTAGAGTAATCTAAACTCTTTTTGAGTGTCCAACAACCTGGTAGAAGTCCTTTTTACCCTCACAATACTCTTTCATAAGTTTGAGGAGTCCTTTAAACATAAAGGCACCAGGTGTTTGTTTCTCGCAACGGATAAACAGTTCAATAAAGGTTGATAGAATCTCAATCGGATATCCACCTTCTGAACTAAGTTCCTCATACTTTGTTGCATGATTTAGATTATAAATCAACTTGTAAGTATTCCTTTCATCTACGCTTTGGAATGGTTCAAGCTGTTCGTAAAGTTCAATCCATTCTGTAATATACTGACAAACAAGATGAGAGTGGTATTCAGACTTGATGAGTAAGTCCACAATCCAATGGGTGTGAGAAGGAGCCCTAAGTCTCTTTCCCTGTTGTTTATACTTAACAATAAAATCAAGGTCAGGTCTTGCCCCTCTTGCCCCTTGATAAATGGCAACAACGACCCCGTTTTCCATTTTCCAATGGTTAACGGGCTCGTGTGTAATACCTTTTCTTCTAAAAATTAATTCTTTCAAAGTTTTTCTTTGATAATGTTCAACGCTTCTTCTAATGTTGCATAATCTTGGTCGGGTGCGAAGAGTCCTGATTTTGTTGTATCGTCACCATCGACAATCATAAATGCCGGTACCAAATCATTTTTAACTCTTGCAAACATTTGATATTCTTCTGAGTGTTCGTGGATATCTCTGTTCACATATTCTACACTATTTTCAGACAAGATTTTTTTAAATTCTTGACAATGAGGGCATCCCTCCATTGAGAAAACTACAAGCTGTTTCATTATACACTTTCTGTTATAAGTTTATTAATCTCAGGGGCACTTCTAAGTCCAACTGTTGTGCTAATAACACTACCTTCTTTAAACATTTTCATAGTTGGGACTGAACGAACACTATACTGTCTTGAAAAATCAATATCTTCCTCAACATCAATTTTATAGATGGGGGTTGATGATTCTACCTTCTTTAATTCTTCTTTGAGCATCTTGCAGGGGCCACACCAGCTAGCACTGAAGCTAACAAGCATGGTCTCCTTATTTTGAATTTTTTGTTTTAATTCACTAACTGATATTTCTTTCATTTCTTTAAACTTGTTAATAATAAATTTATTTGTTGCCTATCATTATAATCATAATAGAGTCTCATTTTATAACTATTCCCATCCTCTAACTTGATTGTTGTATCCAATGTCAAGTATATGTAATACATTCCTTGGACTCTACAAATATACTCCAAAATCAATTCTTTTTTATCTTTGATTGTAGAATTTTGATATATTCCAACAACATTCTTTTTTGTTACCAGAATTTCAGGTGTAAATCCGTGGGTGTCATTATATATGAGGACACTAGCATTTGGTTTATCAGCATAAATTACACTTTCTTTATCAAAACTCGGGAAGTCCATAATTTTCTTGATTAATCGATGTTAATGAGGTTATATGTCCGTTAACACCCCAAATTAATTCCACAGGGGTTCTAGAATTATAGTTAATGAACCACATTTTTGGAAGGGTAAAATCAGTTACAACTGAAAATTTGTTTTCCATAACTTCAATCGCATCTGTCCAATCGTCAGATGGATTATCATTAAATCTAGCCCTTGTCTGAGCGTTTTTCCAAATAACTTTCCCGCCACTTAATTTACTTGGTTTAAATTGCATTGTGAGTCTTCCCTCCTTTTCGTTTCTAAGTGAAACTATAATCGAACCAACATTTGAATTATAGGTCTTTACACAGTTTGACTGGTGGGAACTTTCTTCGATGTATTGATTATTCTTTTGAAATAGTGATGGTGTGTATCTTACTCCATTAACAATAAAAGGTTTTTCTATGTGGTTTACAAAGTTTTCGTCAAACTCTCTATCATAGTGACCTTGGGTATAAAAATCATATTTCTCTGTAAAATCTATGTGTTCTTTTTTGAAATTAGAAACATTGTTCGCATTCCATCTAACTTTTTCGTGTTTTGAAATTTCTTGATAGAATCTAATATGGTCGTTTATACTAAAAAAATTATACCCAGCTTCATAATGAGTTAGAAGGGTTGAATAAAAATTCATCTTTTCTTTTTTAGTTAGGTCATCATAAAAATGAAGAGCCGTCTTTCCAAGCGAGCTAGAGTAAATCCCGTGTTTATTCTCGACAAGTGTCTTTAGTTCACTTTCAGGTCTTTGAATCAGAAAATCAATGGAGAATACTTTAATCCAAAATTGCAGGTCATAAAAATCAATCTTACTTGACTGATGCAATATTTTACGAAACTTATCCCCTTTTAACCCATAGTGTTGCATATAGGTTTCAACAAGTTTCATCCCATTCTTTTTGAAAAGTCTCTGAGGTGGTTTGTTACCTGCGTGTTTATACGCCTCGTAATTATTTGGAAACTTTATACCCTTATTAGTTAGGTACTTGAAGTGGAGGTCACCAGTAATGTCAAAATAGTTTACCTTAGGCTCGATTCCCATTATGGAAAAAAACTTTCCAAATGTCTCGTTCACCTTTTGTAAATCTAAAACCTCTGCTTGTGGGTACTCAGGGTTTTCTACTGTTGTGGTAAGAGGAATTACTTGACCGTAAATTTGATTTAAACTGTTGTAAAAATGATTACAGTGTATTTTTCGAGTCTTTTTCCTTTTGTTGTAACCTGAAATATATCCGTGATAGACATTTTTAGTTTTTTTATTAAAGGTTATAAAGTAAACATCACTCTTTCTTGTAAACCAAACAACACCAGGTTTTCTTATTTTGTTTGTAATGAATAATTTTAGAGCTACCTTATTCTCATCCTCCTCCAAGCAAAGAGTATACCTGTTAATTTCAACACGGCAAAGTGGATTACCAAAATCTTTAAGTTCTTTATCAACATCCAAATACCTACGTTTAAAGACCCATTCCTTTTGTTTATAGATAAGAAATCCATAATTAAATAGTTGGTCCGTAACCGGGTAAGTTGAGTCATCTATGGGTGGAGATGGTTCACGAACAGGGCATGTGTCCTCATATTCAGTTACCCAAATTCTTTCATAGACAATTTTATCAATTGTTTCCATGCTATAAAGATAGTAAAAAAGTTTGACTAGTTCAAAATAAATTCACCCCATTTTGTCCTATGGATGGGGACCATAACTTCGATTTCCTTGGCCTTCTTTTCTTTGCCGTGAAGTTTAATTAGAATATCTAAAAGTTGTTGCTGAGTAAGAGTTATTTCTTCACCTTTGTCAAAATTCTGATAAACAGTAATTCTAACCTCCATAAAGAATTTCTCTTTATTCATTTCCCCTATGAGATTACTCAAATCATTTGGGTTCTTCTCAAAGAAGTTTATAAAACCAGAAATATAAATTTCACAATCCACATTATTCTTCATAACAATAGTTTTTTTTTAGGACTGCTAATATACAACAAATTAGTCCTTCTTGAAATATAAACCGTTACCAATGTCGTCAAACTTATCAGCAATCGAATCAGGAATTCTAAGTGATGGGTCACAACCTGAGATATTAACAAACGAAAGATTATCCATTGTTCCAATACTATCAGGAAGTGATTTCAAAGACTTATTATTTGGTAATGACAAGAAGTTAAGTGACTTACAATAAGAAACTTCATCAGGTAAACTATCAATAACATTATCCAACATAAGAGTTTCCAAGTTTTGGAATCTTGAAATTGATGGTGGGATTTTAATTGTTGCGTTAGTCTTTTTGTTTTCAATAATCATACTTACGATGTCATCTGGAAGATTATCAAAAATTTCTTCAGCCCCATAAAGAGCGATGAACTTACCAGCGGCACCCTCAGGGATTTGGATGTTTACTTTCTTTTCTCCTTTAGAAACAAGACCTTTTGCAAACTCAGGCTTGAAGTAATCTTTAAGCTCTTTAAGTTTACCATTTAATAAATCAACCAAATTTTGTTGAACGTCGTGTCTATCCATAAACTGCTGGTCAGGGAAGTGGAACTGATATCTTTCAACTGGAAGACCTGTCATTTGCCCAACTTCTGAAGATTCGTTTGGAAGGATTACATAAAGTGGTCCTTTTGACAAATATCGCTTCCACCACTCAGAACCTTCTAATGTATATGAAGTACACCATCTTGATTCCCCTTTCTCAGGTTGGTGATAACCACCATAGAAACAAGCCGCATCTTTTTGAAGTTCAGAAGTACCTTCAATTTTAATTACGGTCCAAGTTGAGCCACGGAAAACAACAGTGGAACCAGGGTGTTCGTAACTTTTCTTAGCCTCTTCTTTCTCAGCTTTAGATGCCTTAGTTTTATCTAAACTCAAATCTTTTGTAAGTTGATAAACATCTTCTTTTGAGAGTTTTGCAATATCCCTTTTCTCTTGTGGGAATGTATTCTTAAACCTTTCGTATTTTTTAAGGTCACCTGTTACTTTGTAAAGGTCCTCCATAAACAAATTCTGATAAGCTTTCAGGGCTTGAGCATATGCTCTTGGGTCTTCAGGATTCGCCTCGATATTAACAGGCTTCATAAAATTCTTAATGAGCCAGTTAGTGTATTTACCAACTTTCACTTTTTCCATATCTGCAACTGCCGCAGTATCAACATCGAACTCAGCACCTCTTGGGACAATAGTTGTAGGGTCAGCAAAGATTAACGCTTTTAAAGTTTCAAAAGGTATTTTCTTTGGGTCCGGTTTAAACTTTCCTTCAGGTGATGGTTGTTGTACGAGACTATCGTAAAGAACCTTGAATCTTGAGTTTTCTAAGATAATAGACTTTAAAATGTTGGTAAATTTCATTTTTAAACTTTTTTATATAAATATATCAATAATTCATAATTAACAGCTCCTCTCCCATATTTTGAGCCTTGCCTTTCTTAGCTGCGGCCGCCTTAGCAAATTCCTTCTTTTCCCATCTATATTGGTCTTGTGGGAACCACTCCGACAAAAGTACGAAATCATAGTAAGATAACGAAAACTTTCCTTCAATAGTTTTCAACACATTTGCAAGTCGTTCGTGGTCGTCTCTATCAAAATCGTGGTTTGAGTAATAGTTTTCAGTTTTCCAATACGGCGGGTCCAAATAGAAATAAGTTGTCGGACTATCAAACTCCGTAATTACATTTTCAAAATCACCCAATCTAAAATGACTTATCCTATTAAAGTGTTCCACCCAATCAAGTTTTGATAACTTGTCTCTAAAAGTAAGATACTTTGATTTGTATTTACCCTTTAAATCAATGAAGGAACTCGTCTCAGGTTTTGAGCCGCTAAACACTTGTGTTAGGACATAGGCATATTTAGCTGCAACATCATAGTCAGGATAGTTGATTGTAAAACCATCCCCAAATATTTCTTGTTGGAACTCGTTAAATTGCTCTTTGTATATTGCCGGTGTAACTTCTTCTCCTTGTTGTTGACAAGGAATCCTGTTAACCGCTGAAAGTAATACTTCAGGGTTCTGAAGACACATAAACAAGTTATAGTTTAATGGGTTGAAGTCATTATAGACAACTCTTTTTAGATTTGGATACTCTTTCAAATCCATATTAAAGAAGCACCAAAACATTCCGCCGAATGTTTCAACATATGTTTCCATGTCCTTTGGGTAATACGGAACTATCCATTTACCAATTTTTGATTTACCTCCAATGTATGATAGCATGTTGTAAATATAGTTTTATTTCATTAAGAAACCAAGTTCATAAACAAGTGGTCTCATTCTGTCTTCTAAATTCTTATAAAGTTCTCTGAATTCTTTGAAGTCCTCAGCATAGTATTGTTTCCAAAGAAGTTTAAGTTGGGCATAACCCGCATCCCAAGATTTCAAATGGTTTTCATCGTTAGCAAAAACTTCTCTCATCGACATTGATTTCCTAACAAGTTCTGTTGCCTTATCTAACACTAGTTTTGCGTCAGGTGAAAGTCTATCGTAAATTCTTTCTTCTCCGAACAATAATTTATAAACGTGTCTATCTGAATCAGTTCGAGCGTCATTATAAAGGTCTGAGTAATTATTCTCATTTGATAGATTCAACATCTCCTCTTTTGACACCCAAAAGAATTCGTTTTTAATATCCCAAAGTTTATCTTTATAAGTTATTTGACGAAGACTTGATTGGTTGGACTTTGATTCAAATAAAGAATAAACTACTGAATCATATTTGAATTGTTCAAATTGTTCATGTTCTTCTTTTGGTTCAAGGTATTCATCGTTCCAATTTACCCAATTTGCAAACTGACCAGATATAACCCTGCGAGCCAAAAATAAATTACAACATTTAAATATATTTTTTTTTATGACCGATAATCCGTGGGCTTTAGAACAAGTACCTGTAAAAAAACACACTTGTTGATTATTACTTCCAACATTATTCGCATTATTAAGTAAATACCCTAAAGCACTATCAACTATAGTACCTATACCATCATTTTTAACAATAGTCGCAGAACTAATCTGAGGAGCATCAAATGTTTTCAAACCTTTTAATTCTTCTCTTACCCATTTGCTAGCTTGTTTTACACCATCTGTGTTATACAAATTTTTTGAGCCATAATTTACCAAACTCATTTCTTCATTAAGTCTAATCAAATCATGTTTAAAATAGGTTCTAATTTCATTTGTTTTCTCACTGAAAATTCCAAAATTTATTCCCCAACCTTTTGCAACATCCGAAAAATTGGATGCCTCGAACAAAAATCCTTTTTCAAACCCAAAACTTTTTAGGAAGTTTGTCCTAAACTCCCTGTATGCATCTCCGGTCAAATAAAGTGGTGGGGTAAACACTCCAAGTTTAATTTTCTTATTAATTTCTTGTAATTTTGTCAATCTAAAATAAAATTGTGAATATAGATTTTGTGAAGATTTTCCCCAACCTTCACCAATCATTAGTTTATTCATTTTTGTTTTTGCAACTCCTTCTTTATGGTCTGAGTTATTACCCATGACATTTGCTGTGGCGTATGGCGGATTCATAAACACAATAATCTCCCTACCACTATCAATAGCATTTCTTAAACCTTGTGGAAGTTTTTCATCAGGGTCATTCAAAAAATCAAACTGAAACTTAACAGATTCAGGATTGTATCCCATCTGATTAGCCGTATCAATATCCGATTGATTTAATGTTGAGCAATATAACTCTTTAAATCTATAATCCCTTGTTAAGTTACCAGTTCCCCAAGCCGGGTCCCACACCACATATTTTTCCTTCCAATCATCACCAAATACTGATGCAATATATTCATGGGCTTTATCTACCCAAATTGTCGGAGTAAAAAACTCTCCTTGCTTGCGACGTGTTGCATCTTCAACCAAACGGTCAACAATTGATGTTAGTACTTCTTTTTCTCTTGGGCTGTATTCTGACTTAAAGTGTTCGAAGAACGATTGGTAAGCCTTTCTATTTTTTACAGGTACTTGATTGAAGTTTTTGGTAACTAAAGCAGATACTTTACTAACTGGATGTAAATAATTCTCAAATGGGTTAACCAAAATCTGTACAAACAAATTTGCAAGTTCATTAGTATTTAAAATTGTTTTACCCAAAATGTGTTTTTGAAAATAATCAAATACCTCAGTAATATTGTGATTGGTAATTGGAATCAACCTTTTAACATTATCTGTTAAATCGGCGATTTTTTCCAAAACATCATCAAGTTGTGTAACAGAAAAAATGAAAGGATTTATCTTTTCATTTTCTGAAATCATCTTAATAAGTTCCAAATTGTTTTTTTCCACACTTGACGGAGCAATTTCCCAATCAAAAGGCATTGCCAGATACTCAATAATATCATTTGTGTGAAGTACGCAGCATTCATCTCTGTCTCCAAGAAGAATCGTTGATGGTAACTTAATACCTGTTAACTCAAATTTTTTGACATAGTAAATTGCCTGTGCCAAAACCGCAGCAAAATCTAATCTCTTCTTAAAATCAACATCTTCCTTAAACTCACAAAGAAGTCTAATTTTTAGATTTTGGTGTTCACCAAATCCATCACATTTAAATGGCGACGTGAAATTTAATCCTTGAATTTTTCTTGAGAAGAATTCACGGTAATGATAACCAACATCCATCTCGTTCACAGCGAGGGATAAATTAACAACAGTTTGTCCTGATAGTTTCATAACTACAAAGATAAAGCAAGTTTTTTAAAAGGCAAATAAAAAAGGGCCCTAAAAGGACCCTTTTCTAAAAAAAATTAATAATAATTAGAAAATCATAGTAAGAGCTGTGTTAACAGGTCTTCCTGAAACACCAGGATTAGGAATAGTAATGAACTTATAATTAGGATTAACACTAACTGTAAGTCTTGCCTTAGCGGCAAACTTAGATGAGAACTCAATGTATCTCTTAATAGTTAAACCTACGTTTGTAAATCCTGCCTTTTCTTGGAAGTTTACTGCTGATGGTCCAGTTACATAACCCATAAACATTTCCGTATTGTAAGTTGGGTGATATGTGAATTGGAAATAAACAGCACCTCTATCATATTTTTGATTTTGGTAGAATACAAGACTTGAGAATAAATCCAACCTAGTATTCGCATCACCTTTATAGTTAAAGGTTGCTTCAAAAAAGTGATTAGTTCTAGATTTATCGAATACAAAATAGTCAGTGTCAGACGCTAAAACTTGATTTTGGAAATAAACGTCTTGTACTCCGAGTGATACGTTATATATATTTACTTTAGCACTTGTTATCATTTGATTACCGATACCAGCTCTAAATTGGTTTGCAACCACATACGATTTAAATCCAAAAGTAGACCAGCGGCATGGTTCATATTCCATGTCGACTACAACGCCGGTTTGCTTACCAACGTCAACACCTCTCCAAAGGTTTGTAGAGGCCAATCCAAAGTCACCATAGAATGGGCTTTGTTTTTTCTTTGGTTTATAGAAGAATCCCTTTCCTCTAGTTGTGTCGACAAAAGCGGTATCTTTAGTTAGGGTAATTTGTGACATGCCGGCTAACGATACCAAAGTAAGCATAAAAAGAATTAAAATTTTTTTCATTATTGATTTATTTTGGTTTATTTTATAATATTAAATATCAAACAATTTTAATAAAAGAAAGTTATAAAGTAAATTATGGATAAGACAGAAGCTCAAGAAGTAAAAAGTTGTACTAAATGTGGTGCAAAAAAACAAAATACAAATGAAGAAAAAAAATGTTCTAAATGTAAAAAAGCACAACAGAACATATTACCGATTCTAATAGTTTCCTTAGTTTTTTTTGGATTTGCAATCTACGGGATTGTTACCTTTGTAAAAGATATGATTGTTCTATTTTCCAAGTAATTTTTTTAGGATATCTTCCTTAGTCAAAGTATTTGGTGACTTTTTTACAATCTTTGATTCTTGAACCTTTGGTTTTTCAACCTTAGGTTCTTCTTTTTGCTCAGCAACCTGAACTTTCATTTTTGGTTTGTCCTCTTCTTGTTCGGCAATTTGAACCGTTACTTTTTTATTAGTTGCTACCGAAAAATCTGAAGACCACGGCTCAAAGTATACATCATCGGCAATTACTTCCAATCTCATATTACCAGTAGTTCCTTCAGATAAAAATGATTTTGTTTTTGGAATAGTAACTTCACACTCTCCATTACTCTGAATCGAACCTTTAAACATATAGGTCATTTCATCAGATTCAATCACTAGTCTAACTTGAGACTTTGCTAGTGATGTTCCTTCAACCTCAATATTACAGTTGAATTTGTTTGCTTTGTCAGTATATAATTTATAAGCCATATCACTTTATAAATATATTGACATTTATATTTCTCTGCTCTTTTAGAGAAACTTCTATATCTTTTAATTTAATTTTGACTTTAGTATTTTTGTTTTTATTTGCCTTGGTTTCAAACTCTATCTCATCGACATTAAGTCTAACAAAAAGACCTATTAATACTTCTTTATCCTCCTCGGGTAGAGCATCTAATCTTTCTCTTATCTTATAGGATGGAATAGCAATTCCTCCATTAGCAAGAAGTTTCTCAATTACACACCCTTCAGCCCAAGTAAAAGGTGTGTCTAACCAAGCATAAGGAGCATCATCCCAAGCATAACATATACTAGCCATTAACTATAAATACAAACTATACAGTAACAGTACGTTTGTGTTTTACGTGTAATTTAACATACATATCCCCCCTTTCATTTTGATATCCTTTTCCACGTACTTTCAATGGTACATTGGTATCTATAGTCTCAGGTAATGTAATTTTTATATTACCGTGTGGATGAGGTACATCAATAGTATCATTATTTAACTCATCAATTGACATATACTTAGTATAAAGTAAATCCCCTCCTGATTTTTCAAATCCATCTTGGTTAACTATCTCAACTTTGAAGATGATGTCTCCGAACATTCCATTTGCAAAATCTCCCATTCCTCCAGCTTTAATCATCTGCCCATCAGAAAGTCCAATCGGAACATTAATACTAACACTCATATTCTCATCTTGTCTTCCTTCACCATTACAAACATTACAAACATTTGTTAAACTATATCCTCTTCCACCACAAGAACCACATGTTGTTTGCATAATATTTTGGAAAAACGCATTTCCAATTTTTTGCATAATCACACCACTACCTCCACAAGTTGAACATGTTTGTCTTTCCCCACCTTGTCCGCCACAAGGGTCACAATTCTTTTTTCTTGTGAAATTGACATCTATCCTCTTACCTATAAAAGAATCAACTGCTCCAATTTTTAAGTCCATAACTCTATCGGGGGCCCTTCTTTGTTGTCTTCCACCACCAAACATATTTGCAAATATATCGAATGGGTCCCCGCCGAATGGATTACCTCCCACACCACCGAATGGATTGTTTCTTTGGTTATCGTACTGAGCTCTTTTTTCTTCGTCACCAATTGCGGAATAAGCTTCATTTATTTTTTTAAACTCTTCTTCATTACCACCTCTATCAGGGTGATGTTCTTTAGATTTATTTCTGAAAGCCTTTTTGATTTCATCTTGAGTTGCATTTTCAGAAACTCCCAATACATTATAATAATTTTCCAAGTCTATATTATTTTAAAAGTTTTATTATTTTCAATATATGAGTGAACCCAACTTTACTGTAATTTTATTTAAAAATAACAAAAAAAGGAAGATACTCAAATCCTTTGTTCGTGAACAGAAGGCTCTTGAATATTACAATAAAAAACTAAAAGAATCAAGTGAAGTTATTTTTGATAAAGAGTACGAAAATGGTTCTCGATGTAAGTATAAAATAGCACTCACCAGTAAAACCTGTGAGTTAGAAAAATTGTATTACACAGATGAAATTGGGAGGAATGTGTCTATAGACCCCAAAATTTCAGATAACTTATATATAAAAAAAGTCGATATGTTTAATAAAGAAGAAAAACTATATGATGTCCAAGAGAATAAGAAAATCTCGTTTCCTAAGTTTGTAAAAAAATATTTGGATAAGGATAAGACAATAATGTTATCTAAACTAAATAATAAAGTCGTGGTGCAAGAAGATGATAACTATTCTTTGTTCTCACTAAAGACAGAGGATGACTGCGAGAGATTTTTAAGATTAGTGGAGAATAAAGTGGATAAGAAAAATTTTATTATTGTAAGAGATTTTACTTCTCCTCAAAGAAAATACTTGTACGACTTGCTTGTGGGTAAGGGATACGATATAGATTTCTTATATAGAACATCAACTACTCATCCAAAAGGAAGATAAAGTCAGTTCCTGAAATTTCTATTTTGAATTGTTTTTGGTTTGGGTCTGGTACATCTTCAAGCTCCAAAACAACTCTTCTATAATCATTTTCTTTTAACTCAAGGATAAGGGTTGTCTTTGCATTGAATATACTTTCGACCTCGTCGGTGAATGTTGCCAGTCTTTTTAGAAATTCAGGGCTTTTCTTATTCTCTGCCATAATGTTAACTTTTTTTCTTCAGGTATAATATCTTTAACTGACAAACCTCTTATTTGATTTATAATTTGCTTCTTATGGAGTTCAATTTCAAGTTCATCACTCTTCTTGGATTTCTCCAACCATTTCGCTAGGTTTTGACTTTCCATTTTGTTTATAATTTAATTCATTACTTTTAATATCAAACTTCAAAGATTTCAAACTATCAAGTGATTGTTTTTCAAAAATACCTTTAAGTTCATTAATCTTTGTTTCAAGAAGAGTTTCTTTCTGTTCTCTTTCCAAGTTGTAATTAATAATACCTATGATGTTGTTTTGGGTTAAATTCAGATTATCTTCAGCTAATTCACTCACAAAAGACATCCCAATCAAACCTTCATCAACTGTACCCATGTTAACGAATTTATCTTCTATAACAAACTTTTTTAGTATTTTCCAAGAACTAGGAAAATATATATCAAAAACCAAATAATCTTCGATTTTTCTTATTTGATGAAGATATTTCAAGATTGGGGTAAGTTGTAAATTAAGACTCATTAGTGTTGTATTATAAATGTGATAATATAAGATAAAGACAAACCTAAAAACAAGAGCCCTGTTGCGCTTAAAACAAATCTTTCAGGCTTCATCAGGGCTCTTATTAATTTAAAGACTACATTGACAACATATAAAGTGTTGAAAATAAGTAGAAATATAAAGATGGTATTGCTATTAAGCATTTTCTTTTCTTTCTTCCAAAATTTCAACTCTAAAGTTTTGTAGTAAAGCTTTCAACTCTTGGGCGGTTTTACGTGCTCTTGTACCCGCACTCTTATTACCCTTATAGAATTTTTCAGCGTCCACTGATAAAACTTCTGTCAATTCTTTAATTTTTCCTACAGTTTCCATTTATCTATATAAAAAATTGTTTATTACAATATCAAGAATAAAGGTTTTTTTAATTTTGTAAATTATTATTTTCTAAATTTTTATCCAGTGATTTGTAAATTGTTTTAAGTAAATCTAAATCAGACATAGTGTGTAGCCCGTCCAAATTAAAAATTTCACTAAAAAATCTGTTAAGTGAATATTTGACTTCAGGTATACTTTGGTTATAAAAAGTTTCGGTTATGAAATTACTGAAGAAATTATAGTGTTCACCTTTTTCAATAAAAAATATTTCTTCTTTATTATAATTCTCTATTGTTTTATTCCAACACCAGTCGAAGTGTTTTTTATTATCATCCTCATTTAGACTAATTTTTGTTGATTTATCCATCTCATTCCCAAGATAAGTATCGTAAATGAGATTAACTAAAGATGAAACAAAATCGCTATATAACTCAAATTTATTATAACAAATGTTATTTGAGTCAATCCAAATTTGTAAGTCTTCCTTATCAACAGGTTTTGATATGTATGAAAAAAAATTCTCCATATGGTTACATATGGAGAATATAATAGATAATATTAATTTGTAACTATTATTGTGTTTTCTTGTTATAAGATAAAAGTTCTTTCATTCTTATCATCTCTTCAGATACAATCTCTTCTTTTTCTTCCGATTCTCCAAGTGATTTAAACATTTTATCTAATTTACCTGATTTTGTTTTTTCACCAGCAACATCAACAGGTTGATTAAATCTCTTATAACTATTTTGTCTCTTTTCTTTGTTGTAAAGATTTTCCTTTCTTCTCTTATTTAATTTTTTACCATAACCTGTATCAACCGCATTTGCGTATTCAGGTGAGTTACCAGTCATAGACGAACCTTCGATTGTTTTTTCCAACCAATCTTCATTGTAACCAATTTCACCCGGGTCTAAATCCAACATACCACCACCATATGCAAATGTATCAACATATTCCTCAACGGCTTCTGAAGCTTTATAAGCCTTTTTATCCATCTTAGCAAGTTCACCATTACCTTTTGGGAAGTGTTTTGGATTGGTCTCAAAACTACCCTTTGAGCCGGCTTCGACATACTCTTTCATTTTTTTGAAAGATTCTTTGTTAGCCTTCTTATTGATATCTTCATCTTTTTTGTGAACTCTATCGTATTCAACCATACCCTTTGACTTACCAGGTGATTTTAGATTAGTTTTCTTTTCTTCGAGAACAATTTCTTCAATCATTGTAATAAGTTCATTTTCAGTTAAAACTAATTCCTCACCATCAAACTGAATTGAGTATTTGAAAGACTCCTCTAAATCAGATGTATCAGTATAAGTTTTACCTCCTAATTTAAACTCTCCTCCCTTTGGGGTATCTTTAAGTTTCTTCAAAAAAGCATTACCTTCTTCCATTTCAGTGTAATCTTCCTTCATATCTCTTAACTTATCAAAATCAGCTTTTGTAATCTTACCCTTTGGTGGCGCAACATCTATTTTACTTTGATTTCCGTGAAGTTCTTCTTCCATTTCACCGCAATTACCTTCCGTGCATTCATCCTCGGCAACATAATCAAACTCTCCTGACATAATATCAGTCATATCGTCGTCATCTTCAAAATCAGACAAATGAAATTTATCTTCTAAACTTTTTGGAGTTTTGCCGAATTTTTTGCGAGCAGCTTTTGCAAGACCTTGTTTAAATCCTATCTCTTTCATTTCACCGCAGTCACCTTCCTTACATTCAGCTTCTTCCATTTCACCTGAAATTTTCTCTTGTATTTTCTGTGTAATTTCATCAGCCTTCTCGTTTAGAGACTCCAATAAAACTTTTTTTACTATGTTATCGATTTCTTTCATTTGGATATTTTTTTATATAAATACTTACTTTTCGAGGTTTTTATATAACTCGTTAAGAATAATTTGCATAATCAGTTCTTCTGAAACACCGTATTGTTCAGATAGTTTTTTCTTTTTCTTTTTAACAACAGGGTTTCTTGAAATTTCAAGGGCATTAATGTCCCCTTGGTTACAATATGGGAAGGTCTTACATTTCTTTTTAACTTGTACGAATGCACCACCTGGTATTTGTGTTTTTGCTCTACCCCTCCAATGTTTTGGGCTCATTGATTTAGCCCCAAAAGCCGGTGTAGAATATTGTCCCGCTGAGGATGCTCCGGTTGCCTCCTTTGTTTCAGTCTTCTTTGGTTTTTCAACCTTTTCTAAATCATCATAATATAAAGGGTTCTCTTTAAGGTGGTCTAAAGCAATTTGTTTCGCCTTTGTTATACCCATCTTATGTTCCATCTCAACCTTCATTCCCTTTCTGAATTGTTTTTGAAGGGTGGATAACATTTTTTCTAACTTATCTTTCTCGTTTTCCCCTTCTTTTTCGACTTTAGCATATTTTCTTGCAAGGTCTTTTAGTTGAGCCATTTCACTTCTTACAGCCTCATTTAAACTTTCTTGCATTTTTTTCTTTCTACCTTGGCAGTGAGCCTTCTGACTAAATCCTTTAGGATTTTTACAATCAATACTTTTTTTATACTTCTCGGACCATTTTTCTTCCATTTCACCTGACATAGGACCCACAAATACTCCTGCAGCACCTGAAGCTGTTGCTTCTGATTGTTCTGATTTTTGAATTTGTTTTACAATACTATCTTTAGCGTTAGAGGCTTCTAAACTATTTAATTTTTCACCCTCAGATGAAAAAGCTCTATTAATTGCTTTAATTGCCGATTGTTTTAAGTCCATCATCTTACATTTTTTAATCTAGGTTCCCAATAACTTCTCTGCATCCACATAAATTGATAAAATTCTGAAAAAATTTTAACAACAATATCTCTAACTTCAGTTCCGACTTTCCCTCTTTTTAATTCTTTTATAATTAGTTCAAGCATTTTTTCTTCAAACTGTTTCATAGTATTAGAACCAAGAAAGTCTTTTAGTTCTTTCCTAACTATAACTTCTATTTCTTTTTTTTCAGTTGTGGTGAGTGCCATTATTTATTAGTTTGTTTTGTTTTCTTTCTGCCGGCTAAAATCTTAGCCCATTTTGATTTAAATTTTTCATAAAATGTTTGGAGTTTAGATATCATGTCTAAGTAATTTTCATCAATCTTTGTCATTTCACCTGACAAATAAATTCCATTACTTTCACCGATAGTTAGATAAAACTCAACGTCAAAATCAACCACAAGTCCAGACCAATCAACATTATTTTTATAAACATTTAGCTGCCCAAAATTTGCAAGGTCAGAAACTTCATTTACAAATTCATCCATAGTCTCTTGGAAAGCTATTTTGTCGTCAGTTGTTAGCTCAACGTCTTTTGAACTATCCCCGTGTAAAACCAAAATACCTCCTGATATTCTATATCCTTGACTAGTATCATCAGGTTTACCTTCATTATTTTCAATTTCATCTTCAGTTGCGTCGGGAACATTATATCTACTAATATCTCTTGGTGAGTCTTCTTCCACAATTCTATATTTTTCTCTAATTTGATTTACGTGTTCTCTAACCAAGGGATTATTATTTTGGCGTAGTTCATTAAGAATTTTTATTTGATTCTTTATGATTTCAATTTCATTCATTGTTCTATTTTAGTTTTAAATCCTTCAAAATCAAAAGAAGGACTAACATCGGTAAATTTATTATTATAGTTGCTACGGCACACTATACCATTAAATATCTTAATACCATCAACTTTTGTGTTGTGACCTATAAAAGTTTTATGAATAGAGAATTTTTTGAGGAGTTTTTGACATAGTTCAATTAAAGATTCCATTTGGCCTTCAGTATACTCTTGCCAAAAAATCTTATCTCTCCATTTTCGTTCAAAGACATCGGAGACTACCTTTTCCCCAATCCAATTAAAATATTCACTTCTCAGTGGGGTTTTTTGCAACCACCCAAGATTTTCTAAAGATATTATTATAACATTCCTGTCTATATCATAATCATTAAAAAAAGTAGAAAATTCATCATCAGGAATCAAATTAATAATTTTACCATCTCTGGTAATTAAGTAATTGGGTATTTTTTTATACCTTCCATTATTTCTGTTTTTTAGAGAAATTAAATAGTTATGACTATTTCTAAAGGAATTACAAAGTACAATTTGTTTCTTGTTTTTGTTTTTTTCGAAATAATCAAATTCTCCAAACTTTACGATTTCCATCGATTATTTAAAGTAGTTCAAAACTTTATTTTTTCTTTCCTCTACTGGCTCAGGTTTAACTTCTATTTCTTCAACATCCTCCACTGTTTGAACTTCTTCAGTACTATCAACATACTCTTCAATTGGTTCATAAATAACTTTTTGAGCGTCTTCATTATTATATTGAATTTGTTCTTCTTTAATTTCAACAGTTTCAGGTTTAGGATAAGTGGATAATATTTCCTCAATTTTATTTAACTCCTGTTCGTTTGGGGTATATTTTTCATCTTCATTCAAAACTTCTTTTGGTCCTTCATAATTCAAATTTTTAAGAAAGTTATCAAGTTTATCTAAATCTTCTTGGGTTGGGGTATACTTTAATTTTTCTTCTTGTTCTTTTTGTTTTCTAACAAAATTTTGTAACACTTCTTCATATTCTTCGTCACTAATATCCTCATCGGGTTCAGTAATTTGTGGTATTTCTTCAACTTTACTACCACTTTTATTTTTATCGTACTTTGTAAAGAAGTGTAGTGATGTTAAAGATATAATTGGAAGAAGACCTCCTTCTAAAAATGCAAGCCATCTTTTCTGTGAGGATATATCAGTAGGGTCTGAACCGAGCAGTTCCCATAGTGGGGATGTTAATTCCATCCAAGACTTGAATAGGTCTCCGTTTGCATCAATCTCCTTAAATGAAAAGAAGATATTACCAATCATTTGGATAATGGTTACAAGAATAAACATGAACCAAACCCCTCCTTTAATTCTATTGGTTGCCGCAACAAGTGCTGTCATGGCCGCAACCTCAATTGCAATCGAAAGATAGATTGCCCAGTTAATTGGATTTGCAATGTCATACCACGACACAACGTGAGATATGGATATACCTGCAACCAAAAGAATAGGGACCAAAAACATGGCCCTATTCGGATTATCTTTAACCCACTGAAAAAGTTTTTTCATTATTTAACTTCATTCTTATAGTGGTTTATTGGCATTTTGTTCTTATCAGATAATTCTTCAATTTCAAGAGTTCTCCATAGAACCGTGTTCTCAAGAATTGGCTTTAGTTCACTTGTTTTAGCCGTGTTGGAATATATAGAATCCAACATAACCATTAATTTCTCATTTTGTTTTTCAAGTTTACTAACTTTGGATGATGTTCCGCAGCTTTTGAAGAATACCAAAAATACTAAAATAAATGTTGCTAGTGGCAGATATTTTTTTACTGTTTCCATTTTATATTTTTTATATAAATATCAGTTTATAGATAATCAAACAAAGACGATGACTCATTTCTAAGTTTACGAAGTCCTCTCTCTTTAATTTGACGAACCCTTTCCTTTGTTAGATTGAAGTCCTGTCCAATATCTTCAAGAGTTCTTGGTGTCCCTGAAAGACCATAATAATCCATAATAATCTGTTTTTCACGAGAATCAAGAATATTCAAGATTTCAGTAAGGCCCTCTTTAATTTGTTTATCACTATAAAATGAATGGTCAGGACGTAATGAGTCTTTGTTTTCAATAAGGTCAATCAAAGTATCACCATCCTCGTTGATGTTTGTTTCCAAGTTAATAACTGATGGAAGATTAACAAATCGATTATCGAGTTCCCCACCAGTCTTTTCAATACGTTTCTTTTCCTTGTGTAGGTCTTGAACCACATTTACAGGGATACGAATGGTACGAGAGTGTTCGTTCAAAGACTGAAGAATAGACTGACGAATCCACCATACAGCGTATGATATAAAACGAAGGTTCTTAGTCCAATCAAAGTTTTTAATCGCTCTCATAAGACCAATGTTACCTTCGGCAATAAGGTCAGATAAATCAACGCCTTGATTTTGGTATTGTTTTGCAATTGTAATTACAAAACGAAGGTTACCTTGGAGTAGTTCTTGTTCTATCTCATTCTTTTCACTATCAGTAATTTCTCCACTCTGAATCTTTCGAGAAAGTTCTTTCTCCCGGTCAGGGGTCATTACTTTAATACGACGAAGTTCTTTCAAATAGTATTGAATTTCGTCTTGGTTAATTGCGGACACACTTTTGTCCTGATTTTCATCCTTTAGCATATTCATCTAATAATTGTTTTTCGGTTTGTGTTAATGATTCAATGCCACATTCGCTGATTTTATCTAAAATCTCATCCAAAGTTTTTTCCCTTACAATTTCAACTTGTTCTTCATCAACCTCAATTTGAGTGAGGTCAACTCCAATAAAGTTTGACAGATTTTTCATAAAAACTTCCATATCAATGTCAGACATTTCACTCTGCATATCTTCCAAATTGTATTCCAATTTTGTAGACTCTGACATATTGTCAGTTTCTTCACTTTGTGTGAACAGGTGAGTCTCAACTTTTGGGTCACCAATATAGAAATTTACATTCTTATTAAAGGGAACCAAGAAATACATCGCTGAAAATCCTTGCAATTGAACTCCAAGTGTTTTCTTAACCTTACCAGGTTTTTCAAGGGTTGTAAAGTGGAATATACCACCACTATCACCATACTGATATTTTACATCATTACACGCAATAGTCCCAAGAATTTTTGCAATTCCTTTAAGGACGAATTCGTGTTCTGAATAATTTCCGTAAACAAATAAAAGGTATTTCATATTTTAATTTTCTACAAATTTAAAACTAAAACTGATACACTCCAAAAATATTAATTAACAATCTTACTGATGTTGTCGACCTTCTTTACTTTGATTGTGTTATCAGCCCACTGCGAAATTAGTGGATTATGTGTAATAACCAAAATATTTTCAAAATATTCTTTAATCTTTATAAAGAACTCATAAACCATTTCAAGGTTGTCGTTGGATATCTTACCAAATACCTCATCGAACACAACGATGTTTGGTTTAGGTAGGGAACAAACCTTTGAAAGGACGGCTCTTAGAGCTAATGAAGCAATTGTCTTTTCATATCCTGAGCCTGAAACCATAAGTTTTTCAATCTGAGTATTGTTGTCAATCATCCAAAACTCAACCTCATTCTTTTCAGATATTCTAACCTCAAGTCTAAAGTAGCAAGAGTCCTGTAGAAGTCTTTGGAGTTCAGAGTTGATGAGTGGCATCATATTCTTCATAATCTTTTTGGCGATTCCATTCTTACCAAACAATTCCAAATATGTTTTATACTTACCCTCTTTAATCTGCTCTTCTTTAATCGTATCAATGAGTTCAAGGTTTTTAATTACCTTATTGTTGTTGGTCGTAACCTCAAAATTGGCATTAGAGATTGCTCTTTCTACGGTTGTAAGTTCAGTTTTGAGTTCGTTAAGTCTCATATCAGCTTTAACAATCAAACTATCTGTATTGTTGTTCTTTAGAATTATGTCTTGAACCTCATCATATCTTTTGAGTTTATCTTCAAGTAATAACTTCTTACTTTCAATACTCTCAATAGTTGCCTGATACTTTTCAAAGATTAACTTATTCTTTTCGTATTCATCAAATTCTTTTTTAAGTCTAACAAATGTTTGTTCTGTGCTAGTTAAAACCTGCATTGTGGTATAAATTTGGTCTTTTTGCAGGATATAACCATCAAGTTCGGCAATTTTAGATTGTGTAATTGAGGCCATCATTAAGTCAATTCCACAGTGTTCACATTTTATTCCACCTTCAACAGAACTCTTTAATTCTTCAATTGATTTAATCTT